ATGTTGATAATGGTTCTTGGGATAAAACAGAAGCAAAAGCAATAGTTGGAAACTTTAATGAAGCAGTTTATGCTATAAGACAAGATATTACATACAAAGTATTAGACCAAGCTGTAATTCAAGATCCAACAAGTGGAGATATAGTTTACAACTTAGCACAAGATGACATGGTTGCATTAAGAGTAACAATGAGATTAGGTTGGGAAATTCCTAACCCAATTAATGCAGAAAATGACACAGCAACAAGATTTCCATTTGCTGCAATTGTTCCAAGTGCTTCAATTTAAGGAGGTTAAGGTATGCTTCAATATATAACTGATGATGATTATATAAGATTGTTAGATGCTGAAAGTGTACCTAGCAATTTTACTGAATTAGCGATTCAATCAAGCTATATAATAAATAAAAGCTATATAGTAGATACACCTTCCGAAGAAGTTAAATTTGCAACTGCTAAAATAGTACAGGTTTTAAGCAATAGTGGAAATACTAAAGCTGAAATTGGTAATTTAAGCAGTACAAGTATAGAAGGTTGGAGTGAATCGTATAAAACAGATGAAGAAATAGACAAAGAAACAAATAAATCTATAAGTGATATATTGAGCTTATATCTTACAAACACAAAAAGAAGAACAAAAGGGGTGATTCTTTGTGAGTAGCCCCTTTTTTATACACCAAATTACTGTATATCATTTTATAGATGACAATAATGTAACGAGGATTCATTTTAAGCCAGTTTACTTTAGACATAATGAAAAATATAACGTAATAGATAAACGGACTTGAAAAAGGAAGTACAGGTTCAATAACTATACCAACTACTAAAAAGATTAATATAAAAAAAGGCGATTATGTAATTGAAGGATTTGTAAAAGATGAATTTGATGAAAGAACACTAATTAAAAAATATCAATTATTTAAAGTAGTAAGTGTAGATGATAATCGTAAAGGAAAATTACAGCACTATAAAATAGGAGTTAGTGAATAATGAATTTTAATATGCGATTTAAAATGAATAGCATTAATAAGATTATAAAAGACCATGAACTTAACAAAGATGGTGCTGTAACAAAGTTTTTACGAGATGATGTTGACAGATTAAGCGATGCTTATATTCCTATGGATACAGGTACATTAAAAAACAATAAAACTTATCCAAACAATCATTCAATTAAATACGTTGAACAATATGCTCATTATATGTATAAAGGCAAAGTTGCAGTTGGATCAAGTAAGCCTAAAGGTGTAAAAAGAACTATAAGCAATAAAGCTATAAAGTATCAAGGAGCACCTAAAAGAGGAGCAGAATGGGAAAAACGTATGATGAATGATAAAAAAAGTGAATTAATAAGAGACATAAATAACTATATTAAACGAGGAGGCAAATAATGGCAAAATCTAAAATGGAATTAATTAAAGAATATATAGAAACTTGTCCTCTTTTAGATGGCGACAAAATAAACGTTGACTATTTAAAAGATGAAGTTTATTCATATTCTATTGATAGAACACCAACAACACCAATTTTACAAAAGTATGTTGACGGTTATGGTGGAAAAAAACAAATTACATTTGATTTTACAGTAACAGCTCCTTTGTCTAGTAGAGTTGTAAGTAATCTTGCTAATTCGAAGTTTGGGGAAGATTTTATTGACTGGATAGAAACACAACAAATGTTAAGGAATTTGCCTAAAATAGATGGAGCTTTTTCCATAGAATGTACAAGTCCAAGTTACATTATACAAAAGACAAATACAACAGCAATTTATATAATACAAATGAATTTTATATATTACGAGCTATCTAATTCACTTCCAGAAAGTGTATAAGTAGCTTAATTTTTTGTAAGGAGGAAAACAATGCAAATATATAATAGAGCCGATAAAGTTAATTTTATGAATACTGGAACAGCTGGAAATCCTGTTTATACAAGAATGCAAGGTTTTACATCTGCTGGAAAATCTTTAAATTCTAGCACTTATGATAGAAGATATGTAGATGAAAAAACAGAAAGAAGCACAGTTACAGGATTTTCTCCAGAAATAGAATACAATTTTGACAGAATAGTAGGAAATACTATTCACGATAAAATTGCAGAAGTACATGATGACGAACTAGTTGGAGAAACAGTTGATATAGTAACAGTAGATATGATAACACATGAAGCAAGATTAAGAACATATAGCGTAATTCCAGATGCAGATGGAGATTCAACAGATGCTTATACATATTCTGGAACATTCCATGCATACGGAGAAATAACAAAAGGAACAGCAACAGTATCAGCAGATGGAATGACAGCAACATTTATACCATCAAGTAGTGTTTAGATAAAGGCAGGGCAATAACCTGCCTTTTTTATTTAGGAGGAAATATGAGAATTAAAGATTTAGAAGTAAATTTTGATTTTTTAGATGCTGATGATGTTGAAAGATTAGAAAATGCCACAAAAAAAGTAGTAGAAAAATCAGAAGAATATAAAGACAAAGAATTATCAATGTCAGAAGATATTAGACTTGAGTGTAAGATAATAAATGAGTTTTTTGATGAAGTATTTGGCGAAGGTATATCAGAAAAGTTGTTCAATGGCAAAAACAATTTAAAAGACCATATAAAAGTATTTGAAGATATTATGGCTGAAAAAATAAAATATACTAATGACATTCAATCAATGTATGAAAGGTATCAACCTAAAAAATGAGAATTAATATTTTGTTAGATGAATTGCCAGAGATAACACCAAGTGGACTAAAAATAAGGACAGATTTTAGAGAAAGTATTAAGTTTGAATTATTAATGCAAGATAGAAACATAAAAGAAGAAGATAAAATAAAACTTGCTTTAAACTTATATTATGATGAAATTAAAGATGTAAGAGAAGCAATACAAGATATTATATGGTTTTATAAGTGCGGAGAAAGAGAAGTTGCAACGAAACAAACTAATGAAGATAATATAAAACAAATTTATAGCTATGAATTTGATGATGAATATATATATAGTGCATTTAAAGATCAATATAATATAGATTTAAACACAGAAAACTTGCATTGGTGGAAATTCAAGGCTTTATTTAAAGGATTAAAAGAAAACAATAAAATAGTTGAAATAATGGGTTATAGAGCAATGGATTTAACAAAAATAAAAGATAAAGAAGAAAAAGCACGATATAAAAAACTTAAAAAAATATATGCTTTGCCAGATATGAGGACACAAGAAGAAAAAGAAGCAGATTTTGGGAAAGCTTTTTGGTAAGTTTAGAAAGGAAATAAAATGGCAGATGGTTCAGTAGTAATAGATACGGAGTTAAATGATAAAGGTTTACAAAGCGGATTAACAAAATTAAGTAGTGTTGCAAAGAACGCATTAAAAGGAATTGCAATTGGTATAGGTGCTGTTTCTGGAGCATTTGCAACATTAATAACACAAAGTGTAAAAGCAAGAGGTGAGTTAGAGCAACAAATAGGTGGTGTAGAAACATTATTTAAAGGAAGTGCTGATAAAGTAATACAAAACGCAAATAGAGCCTTCGAAACAGTTGGAATAAGTGCTTCTGAATATATGCAGAATGTAACATCATTTAGTGCTTCATTATTACAAAGTGTTGCTGGAGATACAGAAAAAGCAGCAGATATAGCAGATATGGCTATGCAAGACATGGCAGACAATGCAAATAAATTTGGAACAGATATGGCAAGTATACAAAATGCGTATCAAGGATTTGCAAAACAAAATTATACAATGCTTGACAACTTAAAACTAGGATATGGTCGGTACTAAAACAGAAATGGAACGATTGCTTGCAGATGCTCAAAAAATAACTGGTGTAAAGTATGATATATCTAATTTAAGTGATGTATATGAGGCTATTCACGTTATACAAGAAGAATTAGGAGTAACAGGAACAACTGCAAAAGAGGCTCAAGATACATTACAAGGAAGTTTTGCTTCTATGAAAGCAAGTTGGCAAAACTTTTTAAGTGGTAGTGGAGATTTAAGCCAAGTAGTAGGAACAGTATCAAACGTGGTAAAAAACATAGTAAGACTTGTCAAAGATGCACTTCCAGACATTATGAAAAACATTTCAAAATCTATGCCAGAAATGTTAAAACTTGGTAAAGAATTAATTTCAACTTTTATAGATGGAATTATTGAATATTTACCAGAACTTGTTGAACAAGCTGGAGAAATATTAAATAGTTTAATTGAAGGAATTTTAGACGCATTACCTGAATTAATTCCAGTAGTAATACAAATAATTGAACTCTTAACAACTAGTTTATTAAATTATTTACCTCAATTAATTCAAGTAGGAATGCAAATTATAGTTCAATTAATTCAAGGAATAGCGCAGATGTTACCTAGTTTAATTCCTCAAGCGGTAAAAGCAATCATTACAATTGTTGAAACATTGTTAGACAATATAGATATGTTAGTTGATGCCGCAATAGAACTTATAATGGCACTAGCAGATGGAATAATAGAAGCACTTCCAATATTAGTTGAAAAAGCACCAGAAATTATAATTAAATTTGTAGCTGCATTAATAAAAAATTTACCTAAAATATTAGAAACAGGTGTTAAACTGCTTGGAAAATTAATTGAAGGTGTTATTTCAGTAATTTGGAAGCTAGGCGATATGGCATGGCAATTAATAGTTAAAATTTATGATGGTTTAAAAGAAAGTTTTTGGAAAATTGTTGATGTTGGAAAAGAATTAGTTGAAGGCTTATGGAATGGAATTAAAGAAAAATGGGAATGGCTTAAAAATAAAACAAAAGAATTAGCAAATGGACTTGTAGATGGCTTTAAAAATGTTTTTGGCATACATTCGCCATCTAAAGTGTTTAATGAAGAAATAGGAAAATATTTAGCTTTAGGTTTAGGAGAAGGTTTTGAAGATAATCTAGGAAAAGTATATAGTCAAATGAAAAGTGCTGTTGATTTTGAAACACAAAAATTAGGAACAAATATAAGCACAAATGCTAATATAGGTAAAATACTAACCGCAAATATAACATTAAATCAAGGCGACATGATAATGGATGGTGAAAAAGTCGGAAGAATTATTACACCTGTTGTAACAAAAACATTAAGAGGGGCAGGTGCATATTAATGCCAATGAAAGTTAAATATAATAACAAATATTTTAAAATATTAAATAATTTTGGATATAAAAATTCAAATAATGAAGTTACGTTTAATGATATAACAATTGATTTTACAGGTTGTAAAATTGCAGATATACCTTATAAATTTCAAGAAATCAAAATAATAGAAGAAATTGCAAATGAAGAAGATAAGGTATTATTTACTGGCTTTTTAGATAGTGTAAGATTTTCACAAATGAAAGACAAAAATGAAAATAAAGAATTAATACTTACTTTATTGTCTCCTTTAAAATTAGCAACAAAAAGATATGTTTCATTAATTGGAACATATAAATTAAAATATGCAATTCAAAGGGTAATACAACCTTTATTAAATGATGGATTTGTATTAAAAGAATTAAATATTCCAGAAGGACAAATAACAACAAATTTTTTATTAGAAACAATAGAAAATTGCATGAATAGTATTAGTAATCAAAGGAATATATTTTGGTATATTAATGAAAATAAAGAAATATTTATAAATTCAATAGATTATTTATTTGCATTGCCAGTAAAAAAAAGCATAAATCAAGATGAAATAGAAAATGGATTATTAAAAATACAACCTTCAATAGAAAATATAGATTATGCCAATATTATAAATTTTAAAAATATAAGATTAATATATCCACAGTTAAATAATAGTTTTCATTTACAGGATGGTTATCCAGTAGTTACAATAGGAAAACAAATTAAATATGGAGACATTATAAATTTTGATAATCCAATTATAGTAGATGAAAATCAATTAAGAAATATTGTAGAAGAAGGTAATTTCCCAGAGCAAGAGCCTATGTATGATTGCTTAAATATGGTTATTCAATTAAGTGGTGGAACATCTAAAACATATAGAATTTCATTAGATGAAACACAAGGATCAGTAAATTATAATAAGTATATAACTCAAGGAAGTATTACTTATAATAATGATGAAGAAGAAGGCGAAATTGTTTTACAGAGAGATAATTTTTTCCAAAATTTAATTACTGGATTTAAATGGAATGTTGACAGCAATGCAACAATAACTTATTTTAGGACATTAACAGCATTAAGATACACTACAATGAGATTTATGTATTCTCCAGAAATTAATAAATTAAAAGGAATAATAAGCAATTCAGGACAAATAGAAAAAACAATTGATTATGCAGAAAAATGGACTAGTTTAACTAAATTAATAGATTATGCAAGAAGTTTAATAGTACAAAATTCTAATATAATAAATCAAGTAGAATTAGAATATGATGTAAATCCAAACGTAAATATAGGAGATATTATATCAATAAATGAACCTGATTTTTTTATTAAAGGCGATTTTGCAGTTAAAGATATTTCTTATAAATATTATAATAACCTTAAACAGATTTGGAAATTAACTTTAAAAAATGCAGATATACTAACAACTTTTATAGATTTATTTAGACCTCAAGAAACACAAGTTCAAGACGATATTCTAAATACAATAATATTAAGTGAATTTGTTGAAGAAAAAATAAATGAAACTCATACTATTGTAAAAGTAGGATTTAACTAGGAGGTTATAATGAAAATAAAAAATGATTTAATAAGGATTCAAATTAATAATAAAAAATATGATTTTCATAATATGATAATGTTTGAATATTTAAGAAGATTTGCAAATGCTCAATTATCAGAACAAAATATTAACAAAATATCATTTAATAAAAATTTAAGATATTGTTTGTTAAAATTTGATACTCCTTTTGAAAATTTAACTCAAAATTCAACAATACATAACCAAGATTTTGATATAGGGTTATTAACAATGACAAATTCTAAACAAGAAATGAATAATAAAAAAATAACTGTTGAATATCAATATAATAATTTTAACCAAATATATGATGAAAGCACTCAACAAGTAACAGAAGATATAACACCTTATTTAGAAAGAAAAATTACTGCAATAGGATTTAATAATCAAGTAATAAGTGATGAAGCTTTTGAAAACAAATTTCCTGTATGTGCCATATTAGATACATCAAATTATGATATTTATTTAAGTACATTTGAAGATTTTGTAATAACAAGACGAGATATTATTTCAAGCGATGCTGAATTTTATTCTCCAAGTAGTTTGGTTACAGGTCCAGCACATTTAGCACCATTAGGAACACCTCAAATAATAGATCAACCTAATATTTATGAGGATAATGCACATACAAGTTGGAAAGCTTTTTATGATAATGGATATGGGATATTATATAGTATAGGATTTTCATCTTATCCAGATTATATAGATAAAGAATTTGTTATAGGTACAGATATTTCAATATCATCTAGTGGGGATTTTTTAGCTTCTTCTATATTTAGGAATGAATTAGAAGGTCAATTAATCTATCCAGAATTAAATTTATATCCAAGTTTAGGTAATTATCCTTTGAAAAACAATTATAAATATGTAATTTTAAAGTATAAAATATGGCAAATGGTTCATTCTGGAACATATGAAGAAGTAATTTCAACTCCAACAGATACTGGATTGTTTTATTATGAAGCACTTCCACTTAACAAAATAGGGAATTTAAGGTTATTTTTAAATTATGAAGGAGGATAAAAATGGTAAACTTTGAAAATGGAACACTTATAAAAGGTGCATATGTGGTAATTAATGGCGTTGAATATCCAGTTGTAATGCCTGCTATTACAGGTGATACACCAATGAGTGCAGAAAACTTAAATAAAGCTCAAAATGATTTATATGATGAAATTAATTTAAAAGCAATAGTTGAAAGTGGTTCAAATGCTAATGGAACCTATATAAAATATGGCGATGGAACAATGATAGTTAATAAAAAAATCACAACAACAAAAACAATTAATGGAACATGGGGCAATTTATATATAGCTAATGTTGGAAATATAGGAGATTATCCTGTTGAGTTTATTGAACCGCCTCAAGTGGCAATATTTGCTTATGGAAGTCAAAGTGCTATTGCTATGAATGGAGGAACTGGAACACGATTAAGACCACCTCCAGTTGATTTAGTAAGAGGAGAGATTTTAAATACAGCAGTAAACTATACCATAGATGTAACAGCAATTGGTAAATGGAAATAAGTTGTACTAAAAGATAAAATATGTTATAATAAAGTGAGGTAAAGAATTATGACAATAGAAATAGGAATTATAATAAGTTTGATAGGCTGTATAATAGGAATAGTTAGTTTTATTATAGGACAGAAAAAATCTGGCAAAGATGATGGAATGTCTTTAGGTTCTTTTATGGGTGAAATGAGAGCAGAAATTGCTTCGATTAAAGAAATGATAAATGAACTAAAAAGTGATCATAAAGAAGTAGATGGTAAGATAAAAGAAGCTATTGCTGAACACGTTAAAGCTTATCATAAGTAAGGAGAAGTTATGAAAAAAGAAGAGTATATTCCAAACGATGAACCACTTTTAAGAGTGGAACAAAAACTTGATAACGTACAAGAAAAATTTGAACAAAACACTTTGGCAATGGAAATGTTAAAAGAATTAAAGAAATCAGGACAGAGAAAATTTATAATAATAATTATACTTATTATAGCATTAATAGGAACAAATCTTGGTTGGCTTATATATGAATCTCAATTTGAAACAGTTGAAACAACAGAACAATACATGGAAGATTTAGATAATCCAACAAATTCTAATTTTACACAAACAATTAATTAAAACAAGTAGAAATACTTGTTTTTTTTATGTGAGGAGAGTGATAATATTGAAAATGTATCAAAGAAAAACAGTTACAAGGAGAAAATCAAATGGCAGTTCCAAAAAAAGAAGGAAACGTTAAATTTGATTTTACAAAACCTGAATTAAATTACATATTAGAAAATGCAAATTTTACGGAAGAACAAGAAAAAATATTTAATATGCTTACGAGTAAATATGGCAGACAAACTTTAGTATATATATCAATGAATATGAATATGTCAGAAAGTACAGTAAAGCGAAGAATACAACAAATAAAGAAAAAGATATTAAGACTACTCTAATTAGAGTGGTCTTTTTTTGAACTTAATATGAACCTTTTATTTCTTCTTAATTTAGTACAATTAAATTAAGAAAGGAGATGCGAGAAATGAAAAAAGGTGGGCTTAAGCATTACGCGATGAGACACGCTAGGCATCTTCTTTTCTTGTAGTTTTAATAGATTAAGGAGTTATATTATGAATTATCCTATGTATAATAATCAATTTCAATTTCAAGAATTACAAAACATGAGAGACAGAATAGACAGTCAATTACGTTCTTTACAACAAAATCAAGTTCAACCACAGCCAATAACACAAAATTTTCAATTGGCACCAAACCCCACAAATAATGAATTAGAAAGTAAATATGCAAATAACATAAATGAAGTACGAAACACATTTGTAACTAAAACAGGAATATTTGTAAATAAAGATTATTCTGTTATGTGGGTAAAAGACATAAACGGAAACGTAAGAACGTTTAATACAGTAGAAGTAGTTGAAATGGATGAAAAAGACAAAGAAATCTTTAATTTAAAAAAACAAATTGAAGAAATGAAAGGTATGATTAAACATGAATCAAATAGCACAAATATCACAGATGTTAATGAACAGGTTACAAACAAAAAATCCTCAAGGGTTTCAAATAGCTCAAGATTTAATGAAAAGTAATGGAAATCGACAAGCATTTATTAATCAATTCATGAGTAGTGCAACTCCTGAACAAAAACAAAATCTATTAGAACAAGCAAAAAATTATGGAGTACCTGAAAGCTTTTTAAGTCAATTACAAAATATGAAATAGGTAATAATTTTTTAAGTTATTATAGATTTTTTGGAAAGGAGGACACACTATGAACGATAATATGAGTCCAGCAGATGTTGCAGCAGTTGTAGGAAACACAGACAGAAATTATGGTTATCCAGTATTCCCATACGGTGGTGGATTTGGAAACAGCGGTTTTGGTGGAAATGGAGACTGGTCTTGGATAATTATTCTACTAATTTTATTTGGTTGGGGTGGAAATGGTAATGGTGGCTTTGGTGGTTTTAATAATGACTATGCTTGGCTTTCAAATGGACAAAAAGAAATTATGCAAAATACAAACCAAGGATTTAACACATTACATTTAAGCAACCAAATAGACTCTATAAGCAATGGAATAAATTCATTGTCTAACCAATTATGTAATTGCTGTGGAGATATAACAAGTACAATTTCAAATGGTTTCTATAATTCAGAAATTTCTGCAAATAATAGACAAATGGCTGATATGCAACAAAACTTTGCATTAAGTACACAACTAGCAAACGCAAGTGCTGACAATAGACTAGGAATAGCAGGTTTAAATTCAACAATTTTATCTGAAAACTGTGCTGATAGAGCAGCATTAGCAGATGGATTAAAAGATGTTCTTATTAACCAAACAGCTAATACACAAAAAATACTAGATACACTTTGTCAAGACAAGATAGATGCTAAAAATGAAAAGATCCTAGACTTACAAAGACAATTAGATATGGCTGATTTAAAAGCAAGTCAAATAGCACAAAACGCATTTATTTCACAAGGATTTGCAAATGAAGTTGATGCTTTATATAACAGACTTTCTAACTGCCCTGTACCAAGTACACCAGTTTATGGAAGAACACCAATATTTACTTGCAACAACAATGGATGCGGTTGCGGAAACACATTTGGAAGCACAATAGTATAGCAAAAAGTCGATAGACACACTCGATTACGAGAACTTGCTAACATAGAGAATAGGCAAGTAG